CCGTATGCGTTCTAAAGGAAAACACATCATAGCTGGTGATTTTACCAACTATGATGGAACCTTGTCTTCGTCGATTCTCTGGTCACTTCTTGACATTGTCGAGAGGTTTTATCAGGGCACCGAGGAGGACAAGCTCGTGCGTCGAATGATGTGGCTTGATATTGTGAACAGTCTTCACGTGAGCGGTAACCAATTGTATATGTGGTCGCATTCACAACCCAGTGGATGCCCAATTACTGCTCTCTTGAACTCATTGTATCACAGTGTTTCAGCTCGCTATGTGTACATTGTGTGCGCACGAACCCATTCCCCGGAACATGTGTCGCTCTTAGACTTCGATCGTTTCGTCGCCCATAACAACTACGGTGATGATGACCTTTGGAATATTTCTGATGAGATTGTGTCCTGGTTTAACCAGGAGACGATTTCTGAAGCATATTTGACCATTGGTATGATGTATACTGATGAACTCAAGAGTGGACAGATGGTCCCAACTCGAACTTTGGATGAAGTTCAATTCTTGAAACGAAAGTTTCGTTACGACCGCCGACAAGCGCGTTACAGATGCCCTCTTTCTATGGATACAATCCTTGAAATGGCTATGTGGATGCATGGCACGAAGAACGTGACGGAGATGGTTGGAGATACGCTGTCAGAAGCAGTTTACGAGCTAAGTCAACATGATGAAGCAACGTTTAACGAATATTTCCCCCGTTTTCAAGAAGCGCAAAAAATTATCCCAGTCGCCTTTGCTACTTATAATGAGTACCAGGAGGTGGAGCTCTATAGATACTGCGTGTAACTAGGAGCTCTGGCCGAGTCACTACGGCCATCCAGAATGGTAGTGACGGGTTGGACGCCCGGATTTCGTACGAGTCGAACAAAAGTCCCTGTATATAATTGTATATTGAGCTACAAGACAATGTAAATTGGATTTCAGCGGAAGCTCTATCTTCGGATTATCTTTCCAAACTTCGTGTATAATGTATATATATCCAAAAGCCTCGTGATCTGGGCCAATTTCCAACCACTATCCGGAAACTGGCAGCAAACCCTGCTGAGGTATCTCGAAAGAGATGGTGAGAGAGGTATTCACCTCTATTGATCAATGTTTGCTCACCCTGTAAATATATAGGATATTGATCTAGTGTGCAGAGCAGAGCGTTTAAGCTGACGCCTGTTCAAAGAATTTAGCTTGCAACAACTGATACAATGACATCATCGCTTGGTCCCTCTGAAGGACAAGCAACCCTAAAACAACAGGAAATCGTTTCTTTCATTGAAGATGGAGCGGTTCAGGAATCCCCAATTCCCCCTTCCCAACAAATTCCTACCCACATGGATGCAGATGATATGATGGTTAATTCCGTTATGTCGTTTCTCCAACGACCCATTCTTTTCAATACCCTGCTTTGGAATACGAGTCAAACGGCTCTTACCGAACTGGCTAATGTTAGAATGCCTCGCAACTGGTTGGCTAACACCATGATTCGAGAAAAATTGGCTGGCTTCCGATATTTGAAATGCGATTTCAAAATTAGAGTTCAGGTCAACGCTATGCCCTTCCAGGCTGGCAGACTATTGCTCTATTTTGATCCTTTGTATTCTCAAATGTCGAGAAATCCCACGTCTATCTTGCATTTTGGTGGTATCACTGGTTATCCCCACGTCGAACTAGATCTCATGAATGAAACTTCTATGGAACTCACAATGCCATTTAATAACATTCTTTCACACTTTGACCTCATTAAAGGAACTGGTACTACCGGTTCCGCTCAACTTGTTGTATATTCCCCTCTAACTGGAGACTCAGCTTCAACAGCTGATATTTCCATTTGGATGTGGGCTGAAAATATTGACATTCAACTCCCTACTGGAATGCCTTTGGCACCTGGAAACCCTAACGAGTTTTTGGATGCTAGTGTATATAATTCCATTAGAGAGAATGATGAAGGAGAAGATGTTGTAGATAATGCTCAATCAGGAGAAGAAAAACGACGCCCTGGAAACATTGAAACTATTTCAAGGATGGTAGGTCAGATTGCAGCCAAAATGGGAGAGATTCCATTCTTGGGTGCAATAGCTGCTCCTATTTCGGCCGTTGCCGACGCCGCAGCGGGAGTAAGTTCGCTTTTTGGTTTTTCGAAGCCACAAGACCCGGAGTTTCCTGTTAAATCTGAACTGGGATACGCCAAGTATTTCACTAATTTTAACGGGGACTCGAAGGCGAAGGTGCTCTCGCTCGACGCGAGAAATCAAGTTGATATGGCTCCGTACATATCCCCCACCAACGATGACGAGTTATCGCTCGCTCATCTTGTACAAAAAAATATACTTTCTTAGGTAGATTTAACTGGTCAGTGACTGATGTTAGTGACACAGTGGTCTTTAACGTTCCAAACGTTCCGGATTATTGTGCCACCGCCACCACTCCCTGGGCAGTTGGCTCGCAGGTAGCATTAGTGCATTACAATACATTATTGAGTTATCTTTGTGGTCTTTTTGGACTATGGAGAGGCTCTCTTAGGTATAAATTTAAGATAGTAAAATCCCCCTTCCACACTGGTCGACTTCGTGTTGATTTGGTTCCAGGTTTCAATGCCGTTGGAGACACTTATGTTCGAGAAAAGGTTTATTCTCAGATTATCGACATTCGCGAAACTAATGAATTTGAAATTGAGGTTCCCTTCAAATGGAACGCTCCTTGGAAAAGATTGGCTATGAACCCATTGCTGGACAAGAATAGGCTCACACCAACTGCCTTACTTGTTCGCGTTCTCAATCCTTTGAGAAATGGTGGTCAATCCGCTCCAAACGTGGAACTCCTTGTGGAAGTCTCTGGTGGAAAAGATTTTCAGTTTGCGTACCCTTATATCAAAGGGGGTATGCGACCTATGAACTCTCCACCACCGACCGTAACACCCGACAATTGTCAGTCAGGTGAGGTTATTTCTTCTTCAAAACTTGGTTTTGAAGCTAACTCCATTGGAGTTGGTGAAGTCGTGACATCACTTAGACAGTTGTTGAAGCGTTATGTA